TTATGCCGGTCAAGATGGGCGAATTATCAAATGAAAAATTGGTGGAAAAAGAAGCCGATGGTAATATAAAGTCCATTGTTGATAATATGGAAGCGCATTTGTTTATGTTTGCGCGTATGGCGTATGTCCGTGTGGCTTATAATAACGCACAAAAGTTTTTTGGCAGCAGTGAATTTGCAGCAATCGCAGGCGAAAAGACAACAAGTTTCATCCGTGACTGGTTGGAAAATTTGAAAAGCCCACCAAAGACAGACAGTAAATTGATTGCTAAATGTTCAGGTGTGGCAAGTGCTGGTATTTTGGGTCTGTCTGTAATGCGTATGTTTGTGCAGATGTCTGGTATTATACCGGGTATGGCTGTTGTTGGTCGTGGTAGATTTGTTGCATCTTTGGGCAAAACATTAAAGTCAATGGCAACGATGGATTTGTTATCAGAAGCCAAAGATAAATCAGATTATATGCGTGCGCGCTATGAAAATCTGTCTGAATCTGTTATGGGTTGGGATAGAAAAATGTTGTTAAACGGCAAGTTTTTTGATAACTGGTCGGCATTTGCAATGTATTTCTTGTCTTATGGTGATGCTATGGCATCTTTGACAGTGTGGAACGCGGCACACGATAAAGCAATAAACGAAGGCAGAACAGAAGAACAGGCTGTTGCTGATGCTGATTCTGCTGTGCGTTTAACACAGTCGGATTCAATGATTGCATCACGTGCAAACGGTATGCAAACACAATGGGCGCGCATCTTGTCGCCATTTATGTCTTACATAATGTCAATGCAGTCTGTTGTTCGTGGAAAGATAATCAGCAAAGATTATATGGATGCGGCATATATTGCGTTTATGTATATTGTTGTGTCGCCGATTATAGAATCAATGGCAAAAGAAGTAGAATTTTTCCCAGATGATGACGATGACGATAAGTATTGGGATCGTGTTGTGAAGCGTTGGGCAAGCGATGCGGCGAATACTCTTGGCACATCTGTTGTGCCGTTAATGGGAATTGGTGGTGCTATAACATCAGGTGTGGCATCTGGTATTGAAAAAGCAATGACTGGTGAAAATCAGAATTTTAAGTCTTTCCAAATGTCAACACCTATGATAGCATATTTTGATAATATAAGACAGATCGCGGCTAATTCACCTTTGTTGTTTTCTGATGAACAACGTGGCGCGGCGATGGAACGTATGCTCGTTGCTGGGGCAGGGTTAATTGGAAACGAACCAAAGAAACTTGCAAAACGATTCCTTGCAAGCGATTGATAGATTTGTTATAATAAACACAGAGGATTGGCAATGTCGCAAGATAATAAAAGATCAATAGTTATGTATCAGGGGGATGGAAGCAATAATGTGTTTTCCGTTCCTATGACGAAAGGTAAATATGGCACAATATCTGTGGCATTTGTGCGCCGTGGTTTGAATAATTATACTTATAACCCAACAACATTTACGCTGAACGGTGGATTATATGCTTGGTCTATTGCTGGTAATTTATTTTATACCGATACTCCAACACCTGCGGTTAATGCAACGGTGTATAATCAATACGGCACTGCAACAGGATATACTGTGACCGCTGCGGCAGGAAGCACTATAACTATTTCAAACGGAACAGATACTTTAACATTGGCACGCCAATCGTCCAGTGATATTGATGAAAATACCTTGTTGACTTGGACGGGTGCAACATTACAGATCGGCGATTATATTGTTATAGAACGCAATACTGTTCGTCAACAACCGTTTGAATTTCAAAACAACCAAAAACATATTGAAAAATCTGATGATAATCAGGAACGGCAGATTCAAGAAATTGCCGACAAAGTTGCTAATGCGTTATTGGTTGATCCAACACATACAATAGATTCCAGAAAAATGAATCCAATTAACTGGATGAATACGATTATTCGTTGTGTTGATTTGTCGGTGCGAGCATTACGGTATTCTAATGGATGGTTGGATTATTCTTCTGACGATCCGAATATGGCTGACGGCGATAAAACGTGGACACATTTATTAAACACGGATAATATCAAAGGTATAAAAGAAAGAAAAGAAGTTATAGACGATGTTGAACATCGTTGGGTTGAATATTTAGATCAAGACGGAATTTGGCACACTGTTTCAGATTCTGCTTGGGATGATAGAATTACAGAAGCAGAACGCATAGCAAACGAAGCCCATGATTTTGCTGAAAGTGCTATTGCAACCGCTAATGAAGCAAATGATAAATCTGATACTGCGGTAGATTATGCACAACAGGCAATGGATTTTGTAAGTAGCGTTTATTCAGAAAGACACGTATTTGTATTAACTTCTGGACAAACAACGTTACAGTTTGGCGAAAATATCAGTGATAAACAAATTGATTTGTATTGGAATGGTGTCTTAATTACGCAAACTGGTAACTGGACAGTTAGTGGTAATACTATAACATTATTGTTTGGTGCAGAAGAAGATGACACTATTGTTGTTTTCTTAAATGCTGTTAGACAAGTTGTTAATACAGGAGATTTGTTTGCGCATAATACAGATCCAAATGCACACCAGAATATGAATATTGATTGTGGAACATTAAGTTAGGAGTTGGCAGATGACAGAAAAAATATTAACTAAACAATTAAAACAGGTTAGCACAGATAGTAATCTGGGAAATAGTGATTCGTTGTTGCCAACACAAAAAGCGGTTAAAACGTATGTTGATACTGCCGATAGTGAATTGCAATCTCAAATAGAAGAACTGAAATCTCGTGGTAGATTTTTGTCGTTATGGAACTCTGCAACAGGATTAGCAGAAAGCGACCCACCAGTTAGCCCTTATGAATATAGCACAGGCGATTATTTTATTGTTGGAACAGTAAGTAATACAGTAAATTATAAACCAGATGGAACATCTTATGTTATTGGAATGGCTAGTACGACAGTTGAAACAGAAGAAGTTGCTGTTGATGATACATATTTCTTTGATGGTTCAGTGTGGAAATTACAAAGCAATAGTAATAAGACGGTTACTTATGCAAGTTTGGCAGGCGATATTTATGATAGCACAAGTGCAGCAACGGCATTAAACGCTAAACAAGATGTTATTAGTGACTTGGCTACAATTCGTAATGGTGCGGCAATTTATGTACATGACCAAGCGGAAGCAGCAAGCACATGGACAATTAACCACAATCTTGGGAAACACCCATCGATAACAGTGGTTGATACAGGTGGTAACGTTGTGGTCGGTAATTATACATATACCGATGCAAACACAGTCGTTGCTGAATTTAACGCGGCGTTCAAAGGAACAGCCTATCTAAACTAGGAGAAAAAAATGGCAAAGAAAAAAATCTTGGTTGACTATGATTTGAGTCAAAACGAGTTGCAGAACGCCGTTATACAAAACTTGGCTTCTGCACCTGCTAACCCAAAAGCTGGTCAACATTATTTTAACACAGCCGATAATACAGAATATGTATATAACGGCACATCGTGGGTGGATGCGTTATCACAAGGTGATTACACATTCCAAAACGGTGTTGAATTAGTGTCAGGAACACGTAATGTTCAAGTAAAATTAGGCACAAGTTCAAATGTAACATTAACTGCGGATTCAAGTGGATTATCAGCAAGTGTTGCAGATGCAAGCACATCAGCAAAAGGTGTGATTGAAATCGCAACAGATGCAGAAGTCAGCACTGGAACAAGTGAAGTTTTAGCGGTTAATCCAAAACAATTAGCAACAAAAGTGACAGCGAATGCAGCAATTACAGCAGGCACAGCAACAAAGATTACGTATGATGCAAAAGGTTTAGTGACAGCAGGAACAACATTGTCCACTTCTGATATCCCAGATTTGTCTGCAACCTATGTAGCGGTATCAACAAAAGGTGTAGCGAACGGTGTGGCATCTTTGGATAATGATGGTAAAGTTCCAACATCACAACTGCCTTCTTATGTTGACGATGTGATTGATGCCTATATCGTATCAGGCGCAACAGCATTATCGGCTGGGTGGTTGTCTTTAACAGATGGTGGTTCTGCATTAACACCCGACACAGGTAAAATCTATGTTGTTTTAACAGATGGTGAATATAAAAACAAAACATACCGTTGGTCTGGTACAACTTATGTTGAAATCAGTGCAAGCCCAGCACAAGCGACAGAAAGCACAGCAGGTATTGCAGCGATTGCAACACAAGCAGAAGTCACAACAGGAACAAACGATACTAAATTCGTAACACCGTTGAAATTAGCGACTTATGTTTCCGGCATGGCAAAAAAGTTTGCGGTGAATAATACGTCTTTGACGGCATCTGGTGGTGTATGCACATGGAGTATAACCAACAGTTTAGGCACAGCAGACGTTGGTGTTCATGTATATGAAGTCAGCACAGGCGATGAAGTTATGGTTAGCACAACCGTAGCGAGTGGAACGATTACTGTTAAAATCAACAGTTCGTCAAACATCGCAGCAGACACATATCGTGCAGTGGTAATTGGTTAATAACAAAGGGGAAATCTCATGACAAAGTTTTTGAATATCAGCACAGATACAACATTGGGTGGGGTTTCCCCTAGTGATAAAATAGTATCATCACAGAAAGCGTTAAAGGCGTATATTGATGCACAAAGCGGTGGTGGTTCAAGTTATACCGCAGGCGATGGAATTGATATTACAAGCGATGTGATTTCAGTTAGTGATTTAGATTGTGGAACGTTATCATAAAGTATTGATTTTTATAAAGGAATAATATATAATAAAAACAAGGGGAATAAAGATGACAAGAAAATTGCAATTACTTCGTGGAACAACAGTACAGAACGATGCGTTCACAGGGTCGTCTGGGGAATTAACCGTAGATACAGATACACACGAATTGCGTGTTCATGATGGTTCAACCGCAGGCGGACATGTTATACCTACAAAATCAGAAGTATATACACAAACACAAGCCGATACAATATTGGCAGGAAAAGCGAATACAAGTTTGTCTAATCTAACTTCTACAGGTGCAAACATCGGTAACTGGTCGAGCAACGTTACAAATTGCATTACAGAAATTCCACAAGATATAAAATTGGAATTGTCCAACGGAACCTTGACACTGAAAGCAGGGTCAAAGGTGTATGTGCCAAATGGTGCTGGTGTGTTTGACGAAGTTGTGATACAAAATGATATAAGTAAAATATCTGGAAATAATGACATTCGTTTGGTATTTGTTGTAAATGGCGCAAATGCAATAGATATTCTACCTGTTGATTACTGTTATTCTGGTTCAAGTGCTCCAAGTGGGAGCCAATATATGTTATGGTATGATACAACAAATAATTTAGTAAAATACACAAACAACAGTGGTTCAACTTGGACACCCCAAAATTCATTACCAATAGCCAAAATAACAACTGGTAGTGGTCAAATTACCTCCATAGACCAAATATTTAATGGTTTTGGTTATATTGGTTCAACAGTATTTGCGTTGCCTGGGGTAAAAGGTTTGATTCCAGATGGCAGAAATGCAGATGGGACATTAAAGAGTATTGAAGTTACTGTAAACAATGTTTTAACTCATACAGGCTCTTATAACGCACAGCCACAATGGATTGTTTTATATAGCAATTCAATACATCCTTGGGATAGTGTATATTGGATAGGATATAATAGTCAAGAAAATATACTATTTAATAAAAATAATTCGTCAAGTGCGACTAGCGGTTCAAAAATTGCGGGTTGTGTCTGTGCGTTTTTATCTGCGGATGGAAATCAAAAAATCACAGCGTTTACACCAAAAACCGCATTTCGCGCAGTAGATTACAGTGATTATAGTAATTTGGTTACTACTGTAAACACGAAAGCGAACGACAATGCAGTAGTTCATCTTGCTGGAACTGAAACAATTGGTGGGTATAAATATTTTTCAAACCAAATTAGAAGAGATAGTGTCTTTGGCAGTAGTGGCACTTCTCTTATTGAAGCCACTGATACTAACGGCAAAGGATTTGTTGTTAACCAATGCTTTTATGCAAATAATGCGATTGTAAATCGTATGGCTGCATACAACGCAACATCACAAAATTGGACTTATATTGACGTATGGAATTATGATAATGGGGGGACATATGCAACTGCCCCAGCATCAGACGGTTGGGGCACTATACTTCTCACCTCTGCAATATCAAAATCCCAAAACGGTTATGTAAAACTTGGAAATGGTATTATTATTCAATGGGGGCATGTTGATGACCCAAACAATCAGCAAATTTATACAGTAAATTTACCAACAGCATTTGGCAGCACAAACTATAAAACTATGGTAATAACAGACCACAATACACAATCACATAGTTTTTTGCCAAATTATATAAATTCGGCTGAGAGAACTACCACAACATTTACTGTGTATAGACAAGGTGATGCTCGTGCTAATTCATTTGAGTGGATTGCAATAGGATATTAAAGGAGTAAATTATGGAATATTACATTGGACAAATTTTTGAAGATATGTATCCCAGTGATGCAGCCGATTGGTGTAATTCTAACAACGCAAAAATTGTAGAAATCGACCCAATCACAAAAGAAATCGAAGAAGAATATGAAGAATATAATCAAGAAACTGGGGAATTTGAAACTAAGACTCGCACAGTAGAAAAGACTTTCCGTAGATTTGAAATTCAAGAAACACCAGAACCAACGGTTGATGAAAAGAAAGCACAAGTTCGTTCTGTTCGTGATTCGTATATCAATACCATAGAATGGCGTGTTTCTCGTTATGAAGACCAAAGCAAGTTGGGTATTGAAACAACTGATTCGGAAGAAGTATATATAGGTATTTTACAATATATGCAATATCTTCGTGATTATACAAAAGAAGAAAATTGGTATGAACAAAATCCAGTAACTTATGAAGAATGGTTAACAGCACACGAACCGGTAATAGGTGAATAAGATGACAAAGAAAAAACAAAAGTGTGAAGTATTTTCACGATCAATGGGATATATCAGACCTGTTGACAATTTTAATATTGGCAAAAGATCTGAATATGAAGAACGCAAAACGTTCAAAGAGAACGTAATATTTGCATCAATAAAAAAACTATTAAAAATAAAAAAGGATTAAGCAATGGCATACGTTGGAAAAGTTAATGTTTCAGGCGACTGGGAAAAAGTAGAAGATTTGATCAAGGCACAAGTTGAAGGTCAAGATAATTTTGTTTTTGATACATCAAAATCATATCCAATCCAAGTTGATGGTGGGTTTGGTATTTATTTATGCAGTGCTTCAACAACGCCAACAGCACCAGATGAAGGTGAGTTTTTAACAGATGGCGAACGCGCTGTGTTCAAACCAGAATCAAATAAAGATTTGTATGTAAAAGTGCGTGGCAACAGCGGCGGTGTTAAATTGTCTGTGTCTGATACTGTCTTTTTAACTCGTTAAAGGATAGTAAATGCCAGTAAGAAAAGTGTCGGGCGGCTATAAATGGGGGTCGCACGGTAAAGTTTATAAAAGCAAAGCGAAAGCCGCAAGGCAAGGGAGGGCTATCTATGCCAGTGGATACAAAGGAAAATAAAATTAAAGAACCTAATCTAAATGTGGAATTGTTTTGGTCAGTGTTCAAAGTTATGGCGGCTTTAATAGTATTTGTGATAATAGTTTTTGGTGGATTGTTATTGCATTATATAAACAAAACCACAACACTAACAACGCATAGTATTGAAATGACACAAGATGGACAAGATAACAACCAGAGTTTAACAAATGGCTAGACAAAGAATAAAAGTATCTTACACAACAGCAGGGTTTAAGCGGCCGCATATAAGTGTTGCCAAACCAAAGTTAGCAGTAAGGAAAACCAACAATGGAAAACGTAAAGCATAAGATTATTTCTTTTTGGCTTTCGCATTTCTTTTTGCGTAGAATTGCTAAACGGTATCCTGATTTTTTTAAGCAATGGATCTGTGATATTACAGATAATCGTTTGGAACGTAGAGTTGCGTTGCTTCGTTATTATGGTGATGATGAAGATAAAGAAGTTCTTCCGTTGAGTTTTCCAAAGATCGCAATAAAGTTAAATACAGTTGAAAGAAATGTATATATTTATCATCAAAGGTTCATTGACCGCCTGATTTCTGGGATTTAATTTTTCAGTATTTGCATCATTATTTTTTATATCTAAATAAATCATAATTCCTATGTAAAACAAAAGCATAGGAGTTTTTTTATGAATCCAAATATGTATAACAACTATCCGTATCCGCAGCAAATACCGCAGATACCGCAACATATAGAACCAAAGATTCTATCTTATACGGTAGATTCTGTTGAACAATTGGCAACATTGCCGCCAATGCCAAATACAATTTATCTTGGGTTGGCTCGTGATGGCAGCAAAATATTCCAAAGACGTATGAACAATGACGGACTTATGGAAATAAAAACATTTTCTTTGGTGGTGGAACAAACAAAGAAAACCGATATGCAGGAAATTCTTGACCGCATAAGCGAAATAGAAAAGAAGATAGGAGGAACAAATGAATCCGCAGATGCTTCTTAATATGTTTATGCAGGGCAAGTTTGCTAATCATCCGCTGATGAAAACTGTGCAGCAAATGATGTCTGGTAAAACGCCTGAACAACAAAGGCAAACAGTTATCAACGCTGCTAGATCTTGCGGGTTTGACTTGAACCAACTTCCCCCAGATGTTTTACGTCAAGCGGGTTTGATTAAATAACAACTAAACTAAAAGGAAAAAACTATGGCAGAAAATGCAATGACACCCGCAGATATGGGTGCAGTATTAGGAAACCGTTGGGGTGGCTATCCTTACGGTGGTAGTGGTTTTGGCTTTGGTGGTGGTGATGGTGGCTTGTTCGCTATCTTGCTGATCGTCTTATTGATGGGCGGTGGTGCTTGGGGTATGAACGGTCGCGGTGCCTTTGGAACCGAAGCAATCCAAAACCAAATGCAACAGGGCTTTGATAACCAAAACACAATGGCGAATCAAAGAGAAATCTTGGCTGCAACAAACCAAGTATATCACGATATAACGTCTTATGTCGGCGACAAATATGCTGAATTAGACCGTGATGTATTGGGTATAGGTTCAACTTTGCAACAGGTTATGGCTAACCAAAACCAGTGTTGCTGCTCAACATTGCGTGCGATTGACGGTGTGAATTATGCTGCGGCACAAAACACAGCGGCTATCAACGCAAATACAACAGCGCAAACACAAAAGATTTTGGATGCTTTGGCGCAAAACAAAATCGCTTCGTTGGAATCACAAGTTGCGGATTTGCGTTTAGCAAATCAAATGCAGAACGTTGTGAGATACCCTAACGGATGGACATACAACGCAGGACAATCACCGTTCTGTAATGGCGGTTGTGGCTGTGGCGCGTTCTAATCAATCGGGCAGGGCAATTGCTCTGCCCAGAACTTGAAGGAGTTTGTTATGACTTGTAATTGTAATTTACATAGGGCAACAAATCTGACAACGGCAGGTGTTTTAACAGTGACAAATAGCAATAATATTGCGAACCTGATGCCGTTTGATTTGGTGTTATGCCTGAATCCAAATAATGTGATTACTGGTGCGCCAGTTAATTACACAATAACTGTTAATGGTGTAGCAGTTCCTTTGTTAAATAGGGTTGCTTTGCCAATTAGCACAGATCATTTGATGCCAAGAAAAAGATATAAGGGTTATTATATAATACCAACAAGCGGTGATCCTTATGTAATCTTGGTGAATACGCCTTGCGATTTGGCATATGCTTTGTCGAGTGCATCGGTGGCGACAACAACTGAAACCGAAGGGGATTAACGATGACACACGAAGAAAAACACGAAATGCGTAAAGCGGTTTATGAACACTTGAATATTTTATTAAACAAGGTGCATAAAATGTTTGAATCATCCAGTGAACTCACTGTTCAACAGATGATGGACGGCAGCGATATCCTAAAAGATATTGCGAAAGCAGATGCGGCTATGTCAAAGGCTTGTTATTATGATAGCAAGCGTGGCGATTCTGATGATAAAAAATATTAAAACAACGGACTGGGTAAAACCAGTCCGTGTATGAAGGTAGGAGATTTATGAAAAAAACGACACCTTATGGAGTCGTATGTATTATACATTATTCTTGTGTATAATACAATAAAAAAGTATTGTATTAAATTGTTGATTATGATATTATAGGAGTGTGGAAATGAAAAAAGAAATGTGTGAACAATTGACTGTATTAAAAAAAATTCGCAAAAAAGGTAAGGTCAACGGATATGATGTTGACTTGGCCGAAGCGCAAGCCAAGGATTATATGTCTATGAAACGCCGCCTTGATCAAATAGAAACGACCGTTGATTCTATTCAGAAAAAACAGATTGAACAAGATGCCAAGTTTGATTTGATTATTCAACGGTTGAATAGTCCGGTTGAACAGGAAAGAAAAGACGGTATCATCTGGAACGAAATCAGATTGGCATTGAAATCGTGGAAAGGGTGGGCATTGATAATATTTTTCTTGATGAGTGTTGCGCTGGCAGGCGAAAAAATCTCTCAATTATTACACTGGTTGCCAACAGGGGTTTAGTATGAAAAAGATTATTATAAAAATAAGAAACGGATTGGCTGGATTATTAAATCGTTTAGCCAAAAAACTTTATGTTCCAGAACCAAAGAAAAAATATGTGCGTAAAGGTATGCGCAGAACGGTGGCTATATTATTATTGGTTGGTTTGTTTGGATGCACGCCAGCACAAGAACCTGTGCAAACAATAATAAATTACACAGACAATAGTCAAACAATTCAAGTGGCAGGCGATGGGAATCAGTTGTCTGCCACGTCTGATATACAGGCGCAACAAACATCAACGCCAACACAGACAACAGAAAACACAACCCAAAATGATATGTGGAAATTCTGGGTGGTGTTTTTGTTTGTGGCAATAGGTGGCGGTGCTTTGTTATATTGGTATCAGAAGAAAAGGGTTTTGTAATGTATGATTTGATAAAAAAATATGAAGGCTGTCGGCTTGTTGCATACAAATGTCCGGCAGGTGTGTGGACAATAGGATATGGCACAACAGTGTATCCAAGCGGACAACCTGTCAAAAAGGGCGACAAATGCACGCAGGCAGAAGCGGAAAGTTTGCTGGACTGGTATGTTAAAACACAAATAAAACTGCCTGACGGCTTAACAAATTCACAGAAAGAGGCATTGCGTTCTTTGATATATAATATTGGTCAAAGTGCGTTTGATAAATCCAGTTTGAAAAAAGCAATAATTGCGAAGGATTGGAAAGCAGTTTATAAAAACTGGGATTGGGTCACAGGTGGTGGTGCGTTCTTGAAAGGTTTGGCAAAGCGCAGGGCAGAAGAATTGATATTGTTTTTCTCATAAAAAATCCCCCACATTGGGGGATTTGTTTTATATGCCTAATGCGTTTCTATATGTTTGCATCAGTTCATCCTCTTCAAAGATTTCGTCTGATGTTTTTGCACGCAATTTTATCAATGCGCGAACATATTTTGGATCGTATCCAGCAGATTTTACTTCGCTGTATATTTCTTTTAAGTCGGCGGCAATAGCCCCTGCATCTTCGTTTAATTTTTCAATGCGTTCAATAAAAGATTTTAATTGTGCTGCATCAATAGCACCGTGATTTGCTTTCTTCATATTACTTTCCTTTGGTTTCTTTGTTAGTTTTTACAACACCATCTTGATCAATTATACAAGCACCTTGGCTCATAGAATTACAGATAAAGTGTGCTGCGCGTTCGCCGTGCCAAGAAATGTCTGTCTTGACATCTTGACCACAGGCGTGTCCAACGGCGGATTGATGATACATATACATAGCATCTGCACTGTGATGCAAGATAAAGTTCACACCCAACCATTTGATTGCTGTTGATCCGTCAATGTCTGCGGCTTCGTTTATGCCCAGTTCCAACAGTTCGTTCCAGTGTTTAACATTGACAATACAGAATCGTCTGCCGTCATCCGGCACTTCGTGTTCGTTCAAAAACGAAATCATTGCCAGAATTGTTTCTTTGATATTCTTACCGGATTTAACAATATTGTTGCTTGTTTCCAAGGCATCAAGGATCAATTCGTCTGTCTTGCGACCGAGTGCATATGCGCCAGCGGATGCGACAATACGGCGTTCGTCTGCGTTGGTTTTTAATTCGTCTAAAGCATCAACCCAATCGCCTGCATAATAATCGTGCAACACACAGTCAACAGGTTCGTGGTTCAGGTTCATAACTGGAACAATTCCGTGTCTGGATTTTTGTGCTGCTGTGCCTTTGCCGATTCTTTGAAAGGTTGTGGCAGAGCCAACAACATTTGATTTGGAACGCACAGTGCTGCGCAATTTTGTTCCCATTTGCTGATATGCAATATGCACATCGGCTTCAAATTGTTTTACAAATACTGTTTCTATTGTTGAGTTTTTATCTTCCATTGTTATATCCTTATCTTTTTCCTGCTTCAAGTATAGGCAAGCCCGCCTCTGTCGGTATATAATACACATTGGCATCTTTTTCTGCCAGTGAATTTACATACAGATAGCGCAGGTATGCCTCGTTATTTTTTAGCGAATCGCCAATGATTTTATTTGCTTTGGCAACGCCTTCTGCACGTGTCACTTCGGCATCGGCTAGTGCTTTCGCTGCTTCTTTTGTTGCTTCTGCTTCGGCAATTTTAATCTTACGATTGTATTCTGCCTGTGCAAGTTCGGCACGTCCAGACAATCTTTTTGCCCAGACATTATATTTGGGAATCCCAAACATTAGTGCCAGAACAATCGCAACAATAACAGAGCCTATTACAATTGTAGTTTTTGCATCGTCATCAATCATTTCTTACTCCTTCGTTGTTAAAACCAATTGGACGCATTGGTTTTGGGTTCAGGGTTTTTGCCTTCAACCAATTGTCAAAGGTCGTCCAAGCCCTATCAAGGAAAAAATATACTGGAAAAATCAATATACTAATTCCCAGAATCCAAGTTGGTATTGTTATCACTTTTCTTCCTTTTCTTTTTGTTTTTACCATAGATTTGTAAATATTCTTGCCGTTCTTGTTTGCTCATATCCGCCCAGCAATCACGGCAGTATCTTGGATAGCCACACGGCTTGCCCAGATATTCACCACAGCACTCACATAATGTGCCGTCCAAGTGCATTTCTGCTATTTCACCCATTGTATATCCCCTTTATTTATTTTTTTATACTTTAATACTTTACCACAGCACGGACAGTAAATGGCTATTTTGCCACTGCTTGTCTTGAATATTTGAAATTTATCAACACATTTATCACAGGTTGTATAAACGATGCACTCGCCGATGCCGTTTATATACGCAGGAATAGGTCTGGTTTCTTCTTTCTTTTTCTTTTCCGGCATCATCGCAGGTTTAACAACTTCTTCATATACCTTACAATAATGTTCTCTTTCTTGCAGAATTATATTAAGTTCTGTGATGATTTCGTCAATCTTTTTGCAAAGATTAACTATCGTTTTGGTTTCTGTGTCGCCTATTTTAATATGTTCAATCGTCATAATCACACTCCATTTCAAACTTTTGTTGCAACTTGGCACGGTGTGCCAACACTTCGTTCAACCGCGCATTATAACGGCGTTTATAATCGTATGCGCTGGCTTCAACTTCGTCTATGGTTTCACCCACCTTGATAAGGCGGCAGGCCTCTTTCATACCGTTTGCCTGTGCAATCTGGGTGCGGCATTTGCGGATGATTGTGTTGCACTCGGCAATGTTGTTTGGCAAATCACGGCTTGACATTGGTTATTCTCCCTTTGGTTCAGCCGCGTTGGCCGCGGCCTTGGCTTTTTGATATGCTAACGATTCGTTTTTGTGCCAGTATGTGCGACCACATTTTGCACACATCCAACCGCGCACAGCAGGCAATCCGTCTTGCGCTGGCAAGTTTTTTTCTGTAAATGTTGTGCCTTTGCACGCAGGACACAGTTTAACTGTTGGTGCTGGCAATTGTTTTTTCTTTTTACGCATCTTGCCCCCCCTTGTTTTTTGTTGCTGTTTCTAATATGTAATTAAAAACAGCGTTTCTTGCTTCTTTGCTGTTAAAATTATATATTTTGTCGTTGCCACTATCATTATCAATTGATTGAAAATGTATAGAGTATTCTGTGTATCCCTTGTAATGATTAAACGAATCAACAGGACATATAATTTTGAACGCGTTTAAGTTTATTATTTCGTTATATATTTCTATAAACATTTTTAATCCTTTAATTTGTATTTCTTTGGTTCTGGAACACAAAAATCATATTCTGTTTGATTGCATAATTTTTGTGTTAATTCGTATTGCCCGATTGAAAAACCTGCAAACACAAAAAAAGCAATCAATCCAAATGCTGTTATAAATAATATAAATCCCCAAATGTAATCGCTAATCATTGTAATCCCCCGATAATTTTTGTTGAATCAATTCAAGTGTGCGTTTCTGTAATGTGGTTTTATATAGTTTGTTCAGGCGTTCTTGCAGCCGCGGTGCATCTAATCTGGCTGCTTTACCAAAGCACTCTCTGGCCTGCATATACCAATCGTAATCGGTGCGGCGGCAGATTTCGTTTTCGCGTGATTCTAATTCTAACACTTCTTGTTCGCCATAGGTTTCAATCATAAACGCACGATATAATTTTTCCATATTTCTGCGAACGCGTGTCGGTGCCTTTGGTGACATTGCGTAATTGTGTCCGCTGGATTGTCCGTGGCAATTTATATCAAGGTATCTAGTGGCTAACGAACCGCGTGATATATAGTGGCACGCGTGATAATGTTCATAGTCGCCCGGTTGATATATCTTTCCGTCAATACCGTCAATCCAGTTGTCGCGCCAACGGATATAAAATTCAAAGCATATATCGCAGAACTTTTTCCAGTCGCTTGTGGTCAATGATTTTTTCTTTTCGGCCGCGCGGGCTTTTTTATTGGCGCGCAAGGTGGTCACTCTTTTTAACTCTGTCTTGCGGCGCAGCGCGGTGTGTCTTTGTAATCTTGTTATTGGCATACTGTATCCTTTCGTTTCATAAAAGACATAACTTTTACTGGGTCAATTGTGTTGTCCAGTGGTGTCCAATCGTCTTTGTTATAGTGTGTGGTTATTTCATAATTTTTGAATCCCACTTTGCGTGCAAAATCAATTGCATCCGGGAAAATTGCAAAATCACGGTCTAACATAAACTCGCCCTCGGCCGCGTGCAAAATAATTCGTATTGGTTTTGGCATCATTTGTCCTTTTATTCTGCAATTAAATCTTTTAATTTTTCAATTTTTTTCTGCAATGTGCCTTGGTCGTAGTCGTGGCTGTTTTTGATTTCCTCATAGGCCTCAACGCGCCCGGCATTGACAGCCGCGTTGATTAAATCAGTCAAGGCGCATCGTGTTGATAAATCGTTGATGCCGCGCTTGTCGCACAACTGTGTTTTTAAGTCCAGAATAATATCTGTTGCGTTCATAAATACTTTTGCATCTGCCATGTTATGCCCCTTTGTTTAATATAATTTTTATACAATCGCTCACGGTTTCGTCTTGTGCTTTTTCGTAATAAGCATCATTAACCCCTGTGATTGCTTTTATTTGTTGTATTGTTTTTGTAAAGTAATTTTTGCGCGCCTGCCATAAAAATATTTCTATTTCATAAGGTTCAACACAAGCCCACAAATTAGCAGGTTTATATTTATCTTTGTATTTTTTTATCATTGGCAATTCATAAATTGCGTCCGCTATTTCCTGTATTGTCATGTTATGCCACCTTTAATTGTTTCATATTTTTTTCGTTGTCAAAAGTGTTTAACACAAAAGTTTTGATGCGTTCCTCTGTGTCGTTCATTTCGCTGTCGGTCAGGCGTTTTCCCGCCCAGTTGCGCGATTCGCACCAAGTTATCACGAACATATCGTGCAATAACATATTCATTTTTTTCTTGTTCAAATACATTTTAACCTCCTTAAAAAATACAATGTTTTATTGTTTCTATTGTGTCGGATATTTGGTCGTCTGTGATATAATTTTCACCTGTTGCCAATACGCGGCCGCGATAAATCTTTTCAATTTGTATTGTAAAAGCCGGAATACCGTCTTTATCCCCGGAATCAATCACATTTACGCATTTATAAGTCCATTTGCCCGCGATTTTGGTTTTTTCTAGTTTTTGGTTTATGAGTTTTTGTCTAAAAGATTCGTTCAGTATCATTGTCGCCTCCTTTGGCTTGTTGTATTCGGCCGATTCGTTTCGCCGCTTTTCAATTATATTATAGCAAACCGAATCTGTCAAATGGCTATTGTTAAAAAATTATTCTTTGTAATCCGGATTTTCACAGGCCGCGCCGCATTGCTCGCACTCCCAATCGGTCGCGCAAACGGCCGCGCCGGCCGCGATTGTGTCCGCGCGTTGGCCGCGCATCCGCCCGATTTCAACAAATAAGGCAAGGCCAAGCAACACAAAAAACGCGCAAATTATGCCCGCGCCGGTCGTGTATGCCGCCGCCGTTTTTGTGGTTTTCCAGTATCTATTCATTGTCGCCGCCTTTGATTGTGTCGGCTATCGCTTGCGCAAGGGCGCGGATGTTCCACGAAGGGTCGCGCGCCTCGCTTTTCCCGAAGTTGTCTTTTACCCAGCAACGAATCGCGCGCTGGATTTCCCCGGCTGTGTCGTGCTTTTTCCATTGGTCAAGCGCGAATTTTAAGCCGTCACAATAACCCGATTCGTGTTCGGGGCTTTCCAATTGCTCGGGGTGTCTTTGATATTTTTCGCTTGTTTTGATTTCTTTTTCAAGTGTTTTTATGTAGTTTTTCATTTTTTCGCCTCCTGTGGCTTGTTTTGTTGTTTTTCTATTGTAGGTCGCGCCGGTCTTGCCAATCATAGCGGGGCGCGGGTTTTGTGCTTATAATGACGGCTTGCATTAGCCGCAATTCGTATTCAAGGGATTTGTGCGCCCGGTGTTTTGCTTTGTTATATTCTATCTTTGCCCTGATATTATTATATAAAAATATCAAGGTGTCGCGGTCAAGGTCTTTGTAGTAGTTGCGCATTTTAACCCCCCTTTTTTTATCGTGTCCACGCGCCGCGCGGCAAGTTGCGCGCAATAGTTAGCCCGCAATCGTGCGCCGCGCCTATTGTCGCCGCCTCTGCCTCGCCGTATGTCCAGCCGCTATTCATAGCCGCCCGGATGATAACCGCCGCCGTGTGCGCGTTTAAGTATCCCGCGGCGCGTTCGCGTTGTGCTTTGCGTTGCATTGTCTGCCGTTGTTGTGGTGTTAGTGTTTGCATTTTTTGCCCTCCTTGCGTTTTTATTTTGTTATGCTGTAAAAATCCCATTTTTTTCCGTGTTCTTCGTGCCATTTATAGCCGGCCATTTTTGCCCACTTTTCAAGCACTCCAACCCCGCACCCGCTAACCTCTAAAAATGGCAAGGGGTCGCGGTCGCTGTAATAAAACGGGTGGCCGTTTATTGCTTTTCTGTAATTGTTAAAAATAAAATTATCATAAACGGCACAACCAGAAAGCGCGGCGGCAATTGCGGCCGATTCTTTATCGTATCCGCACCCGCTGGCCTTGCCTTGTAGTGTGATATATTCGCCGCCGGTTGTTCTGATTTCAACCTGTGCGGCCGGGTTGTTGCCCCAGTTGCGCGATTTGTGCCACTCTATTTTGATAGTTAAATCTTTTATACTGTCGCGCGCTGCTGCATCTATACGCGCAAGCGCGGCGGCCTTGCGTTTTTCAATGGCTTTTAATTCTGTTTTTAATCCTGCCGGGGTCATTGCAACACGCACCCCGCGCGAATCAAGGCGGAATTGTTGCTTTTTTGCCTCTTTAATTTTGTTATTGTATACTTTTTCACAATGTGCTTTTAATTGTTTGATATTTTTCATTTTTTAACCTCTTTTTTTTGTTTATTTTGTTTTTTTATTGTTGTTCTATGTCTGGGCAATCGTCAATTATGCCAAAATACCACAACCAACCGCGCGCCCAGTGTGCCAATCCTGTTTTTTCCGCAATCCACGCAATACCGGCCGCAATAAAGCCAAACGCAATAAAAGCGCAGATATACAAATCAAGAATAAGCAGATTTTCCAGAACTCCCATTTTTTACCCCTTTTTATTTCATTATTTGAATATTTGATATTTTGTCGGCGGATAATATGCTCGGATGCATTGCAACCTTGCCGGCCTCGTTGATATGATAACCCCACAATTCGCCGCCGTTGTCGTGTGCGCGTGTGATTTCGTCAAGGGATAACCCCGAACAATACCATTTGCCAAAATATAAAAACTTATACATATTTAATCCTTTTTGTTTTTGTTATTGCTTGGCCTCGTTGCCTTGCTCGCTTGTATTATATAATAAATCTTTGGGGCTTGTCAAGTATTTTTATAAAATGGCGGATTTCTGCGCCTTTGCGCCGATTTTCCGATTCGTTTTCCGATTCGTTTTTTCTCTAACACCCCTCGCCCCAGTATATACACACTCGCACACATAACACACGCACCTATACACACACAGGCGCACATACACACACCTATACGCACATACACCTGCACACATACCTACACGCGCGCACACAACAGGGGGAGGGGGGGGTCAAAAATGCACGCGCCGCGCAAAAATACAA